GATTCCTACGCGTATTGCATTCGGATTTATTCCGGGGGTTGGTCGCTGATGCCTATCAAAATTCATCATGGTCCGAATGGGTCTTATAAGACCTCCGGCGCCGTTTGGGATGACGCTGTGCCAGCGGCGAAGGCGGGCAGGGTGATCATCACCAATATTCGCGGCATGAGTGCTGAGCGCTTCAGCCGTGTTTTTCCCGATCTGCCTGATTCTTTTGATCTGATCTACATCAACCATGAAACCCGTGAGGGCATGGAAAAAATCCGGTCATGGTTCATGTGGGCGCCGCGGGATGCCTTCTTGATCTTCGATGAGGCGCAGACGCTTTGGCCGAAGCATTGGACTCAGCGCGACATTCAGGCTTATGACTTTCCGGGTGGCCAGGATGCTGCTCATGCGGCTGATAGGCCCATGGATTTCCTTGATGCCTGGACACGTCATCGTCACTGGAACTGGGATGTGGTCCTCACTACGCCCAACATCAAGTATGTGCATGAGCAGATCCGCAACACGTCTGAGTGTGCTTATCAGCACGCGAATTTGGCCATTCTCGGCCGCGCTTTGAAGCTGCTCGTACAGAAGGATTACAAGGAGTCCATGCACAGCGCGGCGGAAAATAGGGCACCTACTGATGGCTCAACCATTGTTGCCCTTCGAAAAATGGATAAACGCGTATGGGGGCTTTATGACTCGACAGCCACAGGTCAGCACCGCGACACGTTCGCCGGCAAGAACGCACTCACGTCTCCGCGCGTGGTTTTACTCCTCGGAATCATTGCAGCTGTTGTGGCTATCTCTGTGTCGCGTCATGGCACTTCCATTTTCAATAATCCGCTGGACGTTCTCACTTCTAACCATGGTAATCAGGCGCCTTCGGCTGTTGCTCCTGCCGCTCCTGTGGCGCCTGTCCAAACGGTTGCTCCTCCTGTTGGTAATCCTGATCCTGAGCGCTCGTCTGCTGCGGTTTCTGATTCTCTGAAAGACCCGTTTGCGGGCCTCGACGTGACGATTAAGGCGTGCCTGGAGACGCAGAGTAAAGGCGTTATCTGCCAGTTTCAGTTCACTCGCGGTGAGCGTTCGTTCATGCAGTCCACCAAAGATTTGAAGGTCGCTGGGTACGAGATTCGTGCGTTCGGGCTCTGTGCTGCCGAGCTGACTTATCACGGTGCCAAACGGACGGTTGTGTGTTCTGGCGATATTCAAGGCCAAGGCGCCGAGACCGCGAAGCGGCTCGGTGCAGAGCGACAAGGGAGCGGCGCCTTGGCCTCTAATCCTGTGATCACTGCTAAGGACATTGGCGGACCTCAGCAGCAGTTCGCCGGCGTTCCTGTTACCGTCGTGCCTGATAGCGAATACCCGTCGCGACCCTGGAGAACGAACTGATGGATGACTTTCGGATAGCGGTACTGGTCTTAACGTTGGTGATGCTTTTCGGCGGCGCGTTTGTTGCCGTCTCGTTAATCAAGAATTGGCCAGGTCGCACGCCGGCCGATCCGGAGTAATCGGCGTGGTCGAACTGGTGATCTGGTGTTTCTTCTTCCTGGTGCCGTTGCTGGCTACGACTGGAGTTCTTA